CGGGGCTGTCACGAAAAGGACGTCGACATGCAAGCGGCGGATTTCGATGCTAGGGGAAGCGGCACTGTGCTGGATGGTGATCTGAAGGCTCCGGGGTTGCGTCTGATCGACATTCAGCAACGTTGCATCGATCCCCTCCCCAGCGTCGAAACCTGGCATCAGCTGGCCCGGGCTTGGAGGTGTGGCTCCGACCTGAAAATAGCTCCGATGGGCCTGCGCGTTCGTGGCTCCTCGCGCGAAGAGGTTGGTGATGAGGATGATCCCGCGGCGTGTGGGCGAGCTCGGGATGGATGTCGTCGTCCACGTGGCGTATGTAGTGCCGCCGAACTTGGAGCGCACGGCCAACGTTTGCCCTGCGCCACTATTGTTGAGGTAATCCGCAAAGATATGGATATCGATGCTGTTGTGCAACTTGAGATGATTCCCGGGAATCGTCAGCTGCCAGAACTCGGTCTCGGCGGCCGTGTTCGCGATCGTCAGTTGGGTGGACGAGACTTCGTAACCAAGCAAGCGCCGTCTGCCAGTCCGATTTGTCCAGAGTTCTCGTCGCATTGGCAGAGCCTCAGGCGATCCGATTCACAAAGCCGTAGACGGTAATCACCGAAGCGGCCGCGGCGAAGCCTCGGACTTGCCGAGCGTTCTGCAAGACCCATCCCGGCACGACGAGATACGGCCCATCCTGCATGGGCACGGTCAGCTCGACCTTCTGGCCTACGTTACCCGTCGACCGTCCCCATTCCAGCGTGAACTTGCGATCGACGGTCGCCGTGTTGACCGCCCAGGCATAGATTTCATCGAACGTGGTCGTGCCCGTGGCGGCCGTATGGATGAGCGTGCCGGTCGCTGTCGTTCCCGTGATCAGCACGCCGCGGCCATCCGTCGAGCCCGAGAGCTTGCGCTTCGTGACCGCCATCCGCCTCTCCTCCTATGACCAGATGCCGAACGCCAGCTCATCAAGGCTGGCATCCGGCGTCTCATACCATTGATCGAGCCCCGAGATGCTTTTGATGCGCGCGCGGAGGCGTTCCAGCTCACCCGCGAGTGTCGTCGCCTGCGATTCCGTGCCGACTTCGCCGGGATCCACCGTCGACTGCATCTGGGCAACCGTGGACGAATAATCGTCGAGTTGCAGCGGCACGCCGTTGTCGATGTGGTTTTGGTGATCGGCATTGTAGATCGCCGCCGTCAAGACGCTGCCGGCGGCCCGCGTCGTGTGCGAATAGAGTGCTGGCATCGCTACTCACTCCGTTCCCAGCGGACCGGATGGCGATCGAGGCGGATCCAGTCCATCCGCTCGGCACCCGGTTCGGCGCGCAAAGCCTCCAGATCGGCCAGGTAGCTATCGTCGACTTGCTCGATCGTCAGCGTGTCCGCACAGCGCCGGCACATCGGCGTCTCATGGGCCGAGCCATCGTCGAAGACGATCCGCACCTCGGCATAGTCGGCGAACTTCGCCCAGACCAGCCGCTCGCGAACGATGACAGTGCCATCGCGGCGGATGGTCTCGATCGGCTGATGATGGATGATCAACCCGGCGATGCGATGGCCGCAGACTTTGCAGTGCACGGCCTCCACGGTCCCATCGGCGCCCCGACGCAGATAGTCAAAGGCCTGGAGTCGTCCGCGCTGCTTGGCGTCGCGGATGCGTCGATCCAATCCTGGCGACACAATGGGGCGCGGCATGTTAGGGGATCCGTTCGTCGCCGGGCCGGAAATGGAGATAGAAGCGGGCCACCGAGAAATCTTCGCCAGCGCCGCTGTTGCGTCCCACCAGGCTGAATCGGCGTCCACCGCCCGTAATGCGCTTCTTGCGGTTCAGTACCTGATCCTCGGCGAGCTTGTCGGTATCGAGGACGAAACTCCCCAGCGTGGCGCCGGTCGTGCCCATGTTGAACTGGAGAGTCTCCTGGAGCGCGCCGTCCCAGTACGTATCGACGGTCAAATTCCAGTTGCCTTTGGGCTCGACGACCAATTCCAAGAAGTCGCCGTACTTCATGATCGTGGCGAATTTCACGTCCAGCGGACTCATGTCCATCTGCGCGGACTGGAACTTGCCTTCGTAGCCTGCGCCGGCCTTGCTCCGCTCCGTTTGATCTAGGGCCCACACCACGCCCGCGTTATCCCCGGCCATGGGTCGCGGGATGCCATTCGTATCCTTCTTGAGCCAGAGCGAGCGGACGACGTCGCGGGGCGAATAGTGCCACCTCGGGCGGTCGGGCCGGTTGACGTCGACCACGAGGCGGGCATCATTCTGGCTCGATCCGGCCTGGCGGACGGACACATGCAGCTGGCGCTTCGCCCCGTAATAGATGGCCCGGAGATCGCTGAGCCCGGCCGCGCTGAGCGTCGACCGGAAAAATTCCGCCATCTGCGCGAGTTGCCCGAGATTCCGCGAGGCGATATCGCCGAATTGCTGCACAGCCGAGAGCGCCTGGAAGTTGCCGCTCTGATCCATGAAGATGATGTCATCGTCGACGAGCGCGAAACCCAAAGGCGAGAGCATGCCCGCGGCATCGGTGAGGCGCGTCACGCGCCAGTTGGCGATCGTGGTATCCGAGGTATCGACCGCGTAGACCCCGCGCGGGGCCTTCCACAAGATCGCCAGGCCTTTGAAGCTCACGCCGCCGGCCAGACGCTCGCCTTCGCCCGGGAAGACGGAGAGGCTGCCGGAGCCTGATCCCGTGAAGTTCTCATGGTTGCTGGCCATGCTGTAGTACCAGCGATGCGGATCGTTGCTGTTGCCGCCGCCCGTGAGACGCCCTTCATGGACAAAGCCAAACGCGGGGAAGGAGCCGCCAGACCAGTCCGCTGGAGGCGTGGCGAGGTCTGCCATGGTCGCGCCGTCAGCGGCCAAGACCTGCACCTGATTCTTCTTCGTGAAGAGGAACAGCTTCCGGTTGGCGCCGGCGGCTTCCAGGCCACCCTCCACGAACACGGGCACGACATCGCTTACGGTGAGCCCGGATTTGAGCGTCGTGCCGAAGGCCCCAGAGCCATCATCCTTCAGGCACCTCCCATCGGAGGTGACGACAACCATGCGCTGGACGCCTTCGGATGGAAACCAGTCCCAGCCGCCGATCACGGCGGGCGTCCCGGTGATGGCCGTCGAGTTGTATTTCGTCGCCCCGCCTTCCTTCTGGATCGTGCCAGCCTCGAACGTGAGATTCTGGGCCACCATGAGCTCCGTCGGCTTGGCCTGGCTCGGATTCTTCGTGCCCGTGAGGCCGTCGACACCGATCGGAATCTCGGCGATCAGTCCGGTATAGCCCATGGCTAACCCAGGATCATCCCGCTCTCGGTGCGGACAGGATCGAGATGCTGAGGCAGTCGGGCCGGCCGCGGCAGAATCTGGGCGTTCGTGCGCGACCAGGCCACCATGCGGCGCCGATGCTCACGGCTCATTGCCTGGAGACCCGTGCGCGCGAGTGCCGCCGCCTTGACCGAGCGGGTATCGTTCTTGTCCTCGAACAGAAGGAAGGCGCCAAGATCGCTCAGCACGCGACGGAATTGCCGCGGTACAAGCGGCTCCTCGGAGCCCGAATTGGTAAGGTCGGCCGGCTGCCGGAGATATTCGTATTCCACGCGGATCAGTTTCGTGACGCTGGCACCACCGAGATGGCTGAAGCGGACCACGCGCTCGGCGACTGGAGCGAAGACGCGCGGCACGCCGCCCTCGACGAGGCGCAACGGCCAGTCGCGCTCCATGGCCACGAGGTCCCGGCCCTCGATCTCATCACGGCTGTCCTGGTAGACGCGCATGGGCGAGATGGGCCGCATGACGTCAGTCGCCAGCGGATACTGGAGTTTGAACGCCGTGTAGCTCTTGGCCGTCGCGGTCGGCCCCGTATAGCGTGAGTCGAGGGTGGCCGCCGTGCTGCCTGAGGTATGGGTGAGGATGCGAAAGATGTCGGGATGGTCCGTGACCCGGAAAAACCAGCCAGAGGCAAGACTCGCATCGATCTTGGGCGATGGTGCCGCCGAAAAGGTGATACTCGCCGAGTTGTTCGTGACACGGACCGTGCCGGCGCTGATCTTCGGCTCAAGCGTCAGAATGCCAGGCCGCGCCTTCCGCAGCCACCACCACTCCTCCTGGATTGACGGGTCGAACTCGCCGCCACCCATCCAGACAATTTGGTAAGCCCGGTTGAGATACCGGAGCGCGGCAGCCTCGAAGTCGGACGTGCCGTCCGTCGGCTCGCCCGCCCGGAAGAGGATGTCGTTGACCAGGTCGGCGGAAAAGGTGTATTGGCCCATGGTCTACCGCCGTCGCCGCCGGAACG